ACTTGATATGTATGCTCAAATGTTATACTCAGCAGGTATGGAATATGGTAAATGTCTTCTTGTTGTTGAGAATAATGGCATTGGTATCTCTGTATTTGAGAAACTTAAAGATATGGGATATGAAAATCTTTACTATTCTGTAAAGGGAACTCATGAATTTGTTGAATCTTCGCAAGGAGAATTTATGAGTAATGCTGTTGGCGGTTTTACAACCTCAACAAAGACTCGCCCTCTTATTGTAGCAAAACTTGAAGAATTTATCCGCAATAGAATTATCAAGATACCATCAGCAAGAGCATTCGACGAATTTAGAACTTTTATTTGGAACAATGGAAAGCCAGAAGCTATGAGATCTTATCATGACGATATTGTTATGTGTCTTTCTATTATGTGCTGGGTAAGAGATACGGCGCTTGAGGTTTCTCAAAAAGATCTTGAATATCGTAAAGCGATGATTGATGGGATGTATATGAAAAAGAGTATTATGAACACAACGATTAAAGGTCAAGATGGGTATGATACAGATTTCGAAACTAAATATAAAAAAGAGTTAAATATTGCAAGAAATTTTGCATGGATATTCAAAGGATAATAAATGGCTAAAAAAAACAAGAATTTGGGGCGCAACCCCTATAATCCGGAGAATGGTCTTTTTCGTTCATTAACGAGATTGTTTTCTGGTCCGATTACTCAAAGAAGAACACAACAGGGTCGTGCTTTAAGAAGACGACATTTAGACACTTATGCCTCTAGATTCACATCTGCGTCTGGTAAACAGTTTAAGAAGCAAGAATATAATCCAATGAACATCATGACTGTTAATATGATTTCAAATCGTAACAGAGCAGAGCGTTATGTTGATTTTGATCAAATGGAATATACACCAGAGTGTGCATCATCTTTAGATATTTATGCTGATGAGATGACTACCCATTCTTCTTTGCAACCAATGTTGAGAATTAAATGTCCAAATGATGAGATCAAAACAATTCTTCATAATCTTTATCATAATGTTCTTAACATTGAACACAACCTATTTGGTTGGTGTGGAACAATGTGTAAGTACGGAGATCTTTTTCTTTATTTAGATATTGAAGAGGCAATTGGTGTTCGTGCGTGTATTGGTCTTCCTCCGCAAGAAATTGAACGTTTAGAAGGAGAAGATGAAACTAATCCAAATTATGTTCAATATCAATGGAATTCTGCCGGAATGACTCTTGAAAATTGGCAGATGGCTCATTTTAGAATACTTGGTAACGACAAGCATGCTCCATATGGAACATCTGTCTTGGAACCAGCAAGAAGAATTTGGAGACAACTTACGCTCCTTGAAGACGCTATGATGGCATACCGTATTGTACGCGCACCCGAAAGACGCGTTTTTAAAATTGATGTCGGCAACATTCCTCCACAAGATGTCGAACAATACATGCAAAAGGTTATGACTCAAATGAAGCGTCATCAAGTCGTGGACCCCAAAACAGGTCGACTTGATTTAAGATACAATCCTCTATCAATTGAAGAAGATTATTATATTCCTATCCGTGGAACCTCTAACACGGATATCACTAACTTGCCCGGTGGAGCCATGACCGCGACAATTGAAGATGTAAAGTATCTTAGAGATAAGTTGTTCTCCGCACTTAAAATTCCTCAATCCTATCTTACAATGGGAGAAGGTGCGCAAGAAGATAAAACAACACTTGCACAAAAAGATATTAGATTCGCAAGAACAATTCAAAGATTACAACGAGTTGTTATTGCTGAACTTGAGAAGATTGGAATCATTCACCTATTCACCATGGGTTTCCGTAATGACGATCTTCTTGGGTTTAAATTACAGTTAAATAATCCATCAAAGATTGCCGAACTTCAAGAGCTTGAACATTGGGATAAAAAATTCTCTGTTGCTGGAAATGCTACGGAAGGATATTTCTCAAAACGCTGGGTTGCCGAAAATCTTTTCGGTCTTTCAGACGAAGAATTTGTTCGTATGCAACGCGAAATGTTCTTTGATAAAAAGTTTGCTGCTAGTCTTGAAGCTGCTTCTCAGGCACCAGCTGGAGGTGGTGGTGATGCCGGCGGTGGCCTCGGAGACTTAGGAGGCGGCGGTGATGCTGGTGGCGGACTAGACCTCGGTGGTGGTGATGATGCCGGTGGTGGATTAGATTTAGGTGGTGATGCCGGAGGCGAGGCTGCTGGGGACGAGAGCCCTGGTGCCGAAGGGGGTGATCAAAAAGACGATGTTCTCCTGGCTGAACCACCCGCTAAACGAGATGACGAGCCAACATATAAACGTGGCAAATATAAACGTCATCAAACTTCATATTCAAAAGGTGGTAGAAAAAAACAAATGAAAAATCAAGCTACTGGAGAATACGGAAATACATATAGAACAACTTTTCAAGGCAAATCTGGTTTTGGTGGTCTAGACTCTCTCGCTCGTGGAATTACAGAAAGCAGGGAAACAGAAGAAGAAAAACTATTTAAAACATCAAAGCAAGTTGACAACTTGATCGAGAGTCTATTAAAGAAGGTAAAAGAAAATGAAACTGAGTGAATCTAGAATTAAACAAATAATTAAAGAAGAAATGGATTTAATGGAAATGGAATTTGATCCATATACCATAGTAATAGGTGCTGGTGCTGCGTATGGATTATATAAAATGTTATTTGGTCGTGAACCATCTAGTGCCGAGGAAGCCTTGAAAGCTCTTCGTAAAAAAGCAATGGAGCTTGAATTAGAGGCCGAAGAAGCAGAAAAGAGAGGGAGATTTCCAAAGCCTCCAGGTCAAGGTGATTTTCAAAAAATAAAAGCCAGACAAAAACTCAATCAATTAAAAAAAGAACGTGGTGAAATGTAGGAGATAACAATGAAACATAATAAGAAAAGAAATACCGCTTTTCTTTACGAATCTCTAGTAAAGGAATTAACAAAAGCTGTTGTAAGGCAACAAGAGAAAAGAAAGCAAAAAGTTTTAATAATAATTAAAGAAAACTTTAACAAGAGTTCTATTTTAAAAAGAGAACTTGACCTCTACAAATCTATTTTAGAAAATAAAGATAAAATGACAAAAGAATTTACAAATCAATTTCTTGTTGAAACAAAGAAAGATTACAATGCGATTGATCGTAAATCTGTTTTCAATGCTCAAACAAAAGTCATAACACAGATAAACCAACAATTAGGATCAGATGTGTTCAAGAACTTTGTTCCAAATTACAAAGATATTGCAACAGTTGGAGCTTGGTTTCAAGATAATATCCCACATGCAAAATCTCGTCTTATTGTTGAAACAAAAGTTAAAGCACTATTGATACCTTCAGATGTTACAGAAAAAGAAATGAAACACATTGATAATCTCACATATAAAACTTTTGTTAACAAATTTAATGATACTTATAAAAATTCTTTAAAAGAAAATCAAAAAACACTTCTGACAAACTATATTACATCATTTTCTGATAATGGTCTCGGTCTTAAATCTTTTGTTAACGAAGAAGTCGGAATTTTAAAGAAAAAAATCGCTCAAAAACTTTTGGAAGGTGCTAACACCTTTAGTAAAGAAAAGCATCAAAATATTGAAAAAGTTGCTATAATTTTAGAAGATTTTAATAAAAAACCACTAGATGAGAAACTAGTTAAAAAATTATTTTATATTCAAGATTTGGTGGAGGAATTATAATGATAAAAGTTAATGTTTTAAAGCCAACCGGAGTCGACATATCCACACCAGAAGAAAGAGATGCTGGTAAAGTAGATGTTGGTATCGAAAAAGATCTAGGTGTTAACATTAAGCCAACGGTAGGTGTAGCAATTACCAATTCCAAACTACAAACGTTTGAAGGCAGTTTAAAAATCAGGAAAGCTATCAATGGCGATATCATGATTTTTGACCATAATGATATTGATATTATGATTCTCAAAGAACAAAAGAAAATCGTTGCGTTTGCTAAAGATATGCTCACAGACAAAGTTTATGGTGCTGAGACACGGCTTTTTGATTTTCTCAGAAAAAGAGGTATTGTGGCTTACGATTCAATTCAAGGTGGAAATATTTATGGATCAATGGAAGCAAAGCTGCTAACGCCCGAAGCTAAAATAAAAAAACCATTAAGTTTGACAATTCATATGATTCATGAATGGCTAACTGGAGAAAAACCAATGATGGATTATATGGAAGCACACGATGATTTAATGGATGATGCTTTTCTTAATCCGGATGATGAACACGCAACAGAACTTGGTGAAGTTCCACACGAGGAAGAAAAAGGCTCAATTCTTCAAAAGAATCTTTTTGCTCCTTATCTCTATGGAAGGTATACATATTAATGAAAAGAATATTGAACGAATGGCGAAAGTTCTTAATCTTAGAAGGTGCTCCGACTATACCATTTGACAATGAACACCTTGAGAAAGATCTATGCGTTTATCATTGGGATGATGATGACGAAGAGCACCATATTGTTTTGTACAGAAAACAAAAATACGTTGATGATTTTTATGTGATTGGTTACATTGCCGCTATGCAAATAACAGAGCCCGGTGATGACAGGCTGCAGTGTATCCCAAACACATTTCAAGTTTCTGCTGTTTATGTTGAACCTGCTTTGCAAGATAGTGGTTTTGGAAAACTTCTCTATTCTCTTGCTTTTGCTGCTATTCCTGATGGAGCCGGTTTAACATCTGATAAATATTCCGGAACATTACCTGGTGCACAGAGGGTTTGGAATTCTATGGCTAACAGTTCTGAGTTTGTAAAGAGAACAACTGATCAAGGAAATAATGAATTTGATTACACCACATATGAAACACCAGATGACCCACAAGATGATTGTGGCACTCCATATAAAAAACATGATGATAAAAATGCATCACACAATTCTTTAGAAAAAGTTAATAATTCAGCCGGTAATACACTATTGAGTATGTATAAATCAAACCATGAATCAAATGACTATTTAAATAAAGAAGATTTTGAGAAAAGAGTGCTAACGTTTGGTATGAATAGGTTTGGTCAAATATATTCTAGACTTGCCAACAAATCATTAAACTAGAGGTTAACTTGGAAACATTACATTTTATTCTCGCCTGTTACGGCATGACTTTCATTCTCGTCTATGGAAAAATCTTCGAAGACTTGAGACCAGAGAAAGACTACACAAAGAAATGGAACACATTATTTCACTGCCCTCTTTGCATGGGCTTTTGGGTTGGCGTATTTATGTGGGCGATAAATGGTTTTACGGAACTATTTACATTTGAATATTCATTAATTAACGCATTTTTGTGCGGATGTATCTC